CCATTACTGCTGGTGTCGGTCAACACTTTATAAAGCTGTGCTGTTGCGCCAGAACCCAACTGGATATAATCACCCGCCTTGAGATAGTTTGTGGCACTTGCTGGCAGACCATCTATCGCTAATGTGTCTCCGGTCTGACTTGCGCCATTGACCACCGGTGTCCCTGCGGTTGTCGATGCTGAACCCTGCGCTGTACCACCTAGCGGATCGCCAAGCAAAAACGTGCCTTTTTGTCCATATAGGCTGGTTAAAAATGTCACCCATTGCTCTGCGTTGTCGCGTTGCATTGGCGGCAGTTTGATGTCAGCTTCCCAGCGTTGACCACTGAACTGGTATGTCTGCTGTTTGAACGTGAACGGTGATGTCGAAACACCAACCACGTTTCTGGCAATCAGTGTAATCTCTGCGACTGTTTTATTGGTGGGCGTTGATAGCGGATAACTGATTGCCATGATTAACCCCCAAACGCTTTACTAAATGAACCGCCGCGCAAACGACTATCAGCCACAGCCGCTTTCGTTGCATTAGCAATCTGCGGCATCAGGTTCACAATCTCTGACCGGACAGTTTGCTGAACGCCAGTGGTGACGTTGATGGTCTGATTGACCGTAACACCACCGCCGCCAACACCCGCACCCGCCAAATTCTTGTTGCTGATAATAGAGCCAGATGATGATGGCACGAATAATTCTGCACCGCGCTCACCGACCATGACTGGCCTGCCGCGCTGTACTGAACCGCCGATTGCTTTGCCGCCTATAAAGGCGTTTAATGCACTTGCTATAGGCCCAGATATTTGTTTTTGAATTACAATCCGCGCAATGTCGGCAAGAATAGATTGAGCCATTGAACGGAAAGCATCTTTCGCATTTGTCGCGCCGGTCACGATGCCAACCAGACTATCTTCCAGACTTTTTACGCCGCGCAATGCGACATTGGCAAGATTGGCTTGAACGTCTTGTGCCGCGTCTGCGTAGTCTTTGAACGCTTGCTTCGCTTTTTGGATTTCTGTTTCTTGTCGCTCCATCGCCGTGGCAACGCCTTGAATTGTTTCTGCCGCTTCCACTACCGGCTCCGGCAAAGATTTATATGCGTCTATAACACTGCGAATGTCTTGCTCTGTGGCTTCTCCAATGGTTGATTTTTGTATCTCATCAAAAATGCCAAGTTTATTCGACAAAACATTCAGACCGCCGATGAATGTATTAATTAACCCCCTGAACCCTTTAATTGTTAAAGCAATGGCCTTCAGCATATTGACTGTCAAGAATGTTGCCACCTTTGCCAATGCTGGCATCACAGCAGATGTTATTCGTTGCCCAATAGATGAGAATGTGCGCCCCAGCGCATCAAACCTGTCATTGGCTTCCTCGACTGCTTTTGCCTGTTCCCCCGTCAGTTCAATCGTCAAATCACCGAATTGATCGCGTATTGCGTTGAGTTCTTCTGAACCGTTCTGCAACATGTTGACCATTCCAGCACCGGAACGACCAAATAAATCCATCGCAATCCGAACCCTGTCTGCTGGGTCTTGAACTCCAGTAAACCCGTCAGCGACTTCATTCAATAATTGGTTGCTGTTTTTTAGTGACCCATCGGTGTTGGTAACTGACACACCCAACATCTCAAAGGCGCGAACACCTGTTCCGATGCCGGTTGATGCTTCGGAAATGGATTTATTAAATTTTTCAAAACCCTTTTTCAGTTCCCCAGCGTCCGTACCTGTCTGCGATGCGGCGAACTGCAACGATTGAAGCTGTGCGACTGTGATGCCAAGCCGGTCAGATTGCTTTGCTATGTCGTCAATCTGTTGTGAAAACTGGCGCAATGCAAGTGCGCCACCAAGACCGGCAACGGCTGTTTTGACGTTCACAACCCTTTTGGAAATACCGCCTAGACCATCCCGAACTTTGCGGAACGCTTTGGACGTTTTGTCAAACGCCCTGATGACAATATTAAGATCTTCCTGCGCCATCTATAATCTCCAAATAAGCCAACCAACAGGCCAATTCATTATATGGCAAACATTCAATCTCTGCGATGGTTTTGTTTAAGCGATCAGCCAGCCCGTACATTACGAACAAAAACTGATCGCTTTTTAGTTTTTTTCCGCGTCCTCAATGGTGTCAAGATTGCCCATCAACTGACTTGCAACATTGGTCACAGTCGTCAATGGCTGACGCATTAAGATTGGCTTATCATCCAAATCAAAAGCACTATCGCCCTGATCCGTTTCGGCCTTCATAATAATCAAATCAACAAGTGCTTCGATGGTCTGATTGTTTAGGAAGTCTGGATGCTTTCTTTGCAGTTTGTTGAACTCGCCGCAAAGCAATTCGCCAGCATACAAAACCAACGGCTCACCATCACCCCACTCTGCCACTTCAATGCGTGTGCGTGTGGATGATTTGTTTGAGCGTATTTGTTCACCAAGTTTAGACATAGTGCCACCCCTGTCTGTCTATTGTTTAAACGGTTGTTTCAGTAATCCCGCCGGTGCCTTGTGCAGTGAACGCAACTTCGACCATACCGTCAAAAGATGAGTTTACTGATTTGCCAGTCACAATAACTGTGCCGGTGAAATATGTGTCGCCAGATGCCGCACCCTCTGGGTACAGTTCCAGCGTCACAGATGAACCAACATCCAACGCGTTCTGCGCTGTATCAGTTTCATCAAAGAAACATTCTACCGATGCTGTGTATGTAGCAAGACCAGCCTTATATGAGCGAAAGCTATCGCCCATGCTGGTGTCCTCAATTACTTCGCCGCTAATATCAAGGGTGAAGGAGCGTATTTCTCCCAAAGTGGCTGAACCCACCTTGATAGTGCCTTCCGATCCCGCGTGTGTTGCCATGATTAGACCTCATCAACTTCAGTTTCAACCTCGTCGGATTTTTTGGGCTTCCGACTTTTGCCCTTTTTCGGTGGTTCTTCCGAATACCCATTTGCAATAAGTTTCTTTGCTGTATCAGGCCAGCAGTTTACCGCATTACCATCTTCATCATATACTGTGACGCGCTTCATTTTAAACCGCCCCTTCAACATCGTTCTCAAGTGTAGCAAAACTCACTGCGACTGTAAACTTACCAACCGCAACAGTTTGCTCTCCATCCGGTGTGAAGTCAGCTTCAAAGCTGACGACTTGCGTATCCTTTGCATTACCGCCCCTCGTCAAATCAGTCTGCAATGCTTCTTCAACCTCAACCGCAATCGTGTCCAGCGTATTATCCAGATTGGCAGTGCCTTTGACATAGGCTTCAACACTGACCTCAAGTTGACGCATCTGTGTGCGCGGCTTGGTCATTGTCGAATATTCTGTGTCCTCTGACTTGGTATAAATACACAGCGCGGGAAGTTTTGTATCTTCCAACGGGAAAAACCGCGTTTGAAAAACATTGCTTCCTGTAGTCGTCAGGCCGGTCAATGTGGTCGTGATATTGTCACGAATTAACTTCCTAACGTGCGCCATCAGTTCTGCTCCAGAACAAGCGTTGTGACACCAGTGCCATCGTCTTGCACGATGCGAATTGTGTACGCTACCGAATTGATTGTGATTGCGTCACCCTCTGCGGCAGACGAAACATCAGATGTCTGACACTGAAAGCGCGGCTGTTGAATTGCGATGCCTATCGTACCACCGGCATCTGCCTCGAAATATTCGTTGTCAAAAATGCCGTTGATGTTTGTGGCTGAACCGCCCGATGGCGTATAGCTGGCAGTGACAGCAAAGTCATCTGCTTCAAAAAATATCGCCCGTTCTGTAGCGGTTTCGACAGCCATCAATCATCTTCCGGTGTTGCCAGTTCTTTTACCGAACGGTTTGTTTTCTTCGGCGCGGCCTTCTTTACTTTGGTTGCCATGCCTCGCGCAATAAGACGTTCCGCAGTTCGGACGTTCAAATCATGGGTTTCGCCGGCCATAAGGTTGCCACCGGTTCCGACAAAACACTTTTCTAAAATCTTAACTTTCATAATACCACCTTAAAGGTCTTGACGGGACAGCCAACCTTCTCACTGACTGCCCCGCCAATTCCAAACGTCTAGTTAAGCAATGCTTACTTCATCAGTTTTTGCAAAACTGACAGCATTTCTAACTCCCGTATCCAACTCAGCGTGAAGAACCATGCGTATGGTTCCCGACTTGCTGTTGCTGTACGGGTCAACCAAGATCGACGGTGCGCCGAACTGGGCAATGATGAGTTGTGAGAAATCACCATAGACCAGAGCAGAAGCGTCATTGCCGCCATCGCCCGGATCCAGAGTTGTCGGCACATTGCTCGTGAACTCAATCGGCTGACCATAGAGGTTATTCCACGGGTCATTCAACAGCATGACGCTATCGGTTGAACCAACGCGAACCGTGCTTGCCAGCTTGGACTTGACTGCCGGATGTGACAGGAAGCCAGCCGCCGCGCTATTCACGATGCCGTTGTCTTCCTCAACCAGCTTGACCAATCCGATGATGTCAGCCCATGTGAGAGCGTCAACATCCGTGCCGGATGAGATGTCAAGATTGTTGATGCCTGATGTGTTCAGGATACCAGTCGGCTGACCGCCAGAACCGGAACCATTGATTGCATAGAACTCCGTGCGGTCTGCGGCAGATGCCAACAGGTCGTTGCGGATGATTTGCTCAATCGCAGGAACGCTTTCCATAACCAGCAAACGTGACATTTCTACAAATGCGCCCATTGTGCGCGGTTGCAGAGTAACGCCACCGTCTGTGCCAGCACCGTCACCAACATCTGCGAGTTCTTCGACAAATGCGGCTGATGCGCCAGTAGCCAGTTTCGGCATTTTGATGCGACCAGTCAGACCTGAAAGGTATGTGGTTCCCAGATTGCCAAGCACTTGCTTTGCGCGGAGTGCTTCGATGAACATGTCACCGCGATGCTCTGTCGGAACAAAGTCATCGAAAACAACTTCGGCACCAGAACCGCCGGTTGCGGCAGTTGAGAGTGGCCCACGCTGTTGCCATGCAAAGTCAGGAACGTACACGCCTTCAGCAGAGCGACCAACCTGACGAGTGATTTCGTCATTCAGTTCACGCTCCAGACCAGCTTCACGCCAGTCGCCAGTGGCCTGTGCTTTAACCATACGACCCAAAGAATACTTGCGTGTTTCTTTAACAGGTGCGTCGATTACGTTTGCCGGAGTATCAAGCGGCTTGTCGTCGCCAATAGCTTCCAACAGTGCGCCACGGAACTGGTCTACAGACAGTCCGTCACGAATGGCAGTTTCGCCCAAGTCACGCTTGTTGTGCTTGGCGGCGATTGCCAAGATTTCGGAATCGTTCTTGCGTGCAGTGCGGACAGCTTCGGCCTTTACTGCATCAAGA